ATCAAGAATACATACAGTATTTTATTAATCATTTCGTGTCCTGCTTAGAAAAAACAGCATCGCAATCAACATATGAATAATGCAATTTTTTATACAACAAATGTTTCTGAGCCAACAGATATCGAAGGAAACCATATCCTACACGAAGACTGTTCAACAGCATACGCAAAACAAATTGTGACAGATAATGGCTACAAAAAATTTATGATTAGGGTGGATTCTTGTCATAGACTAATAGACCCATTTGAATACGACAACCAAACCGAATTCAATAGACACAAAAATTTTGTAGAAAAAACATGTAAAACCCACACATCAAATAGATATATTAGAGTTAGCGAAAAATGTTTTAATTACTATTTGTCGTTCTTAAGATCTAAGAATAAAGCAAAACTTTTAAATGCTCAGAGAGAGGTTATGTAATGAACAATAATTTATTAAAAAGATATGCGGTCTTATGGCTATGCTCACATGGAGAAGAAGCAGCAACTATTAGTAAGGAATTAGGCATACCCAAATCGAGTGTCACCAGAATCATTAAACTTTACGCAAAAACTCCAGAGCAAGACAAGCCGACTGAGACCCAAACTGTTCGTCGCAAGACCTCCAAGGATTTTATGATTAACAAAACTTCCGGCAAAGGTTCGGCAGGAGTTACTATCATGACAAAAGAGGCTTCAGAAATTAATGACGCATCAAAAAAAAGCAATAGCTCTAGACCTGATACATCTAGCTATATTTACAAATTAAATCCATCCGAATAAAACATGGATTATATATCTAAATATTCCAACGGAAAAAGTGTTTCTGCTGCTCAGTATATTACAGAAATAATATGTGAACACAAAGCCAAAATAGAAAAAAAGGATTTGCATTTCAGATTTTGGCAAACCAGCAATTATTGGTCTAGATTTTATCGTAATCAGATATCTTCTGCTAATAAGTTATTACAAAAATATTGTGCCAAGTCTATAATTATGGCACTAAATGACCCCAAGGCACAAAAGATTTTTTCGTTGAGGGCTCCTCATCTAGTACCTATTATAGAATATCATCAAGAAATCATCGCTTCAAATCACCAAAAAGATTTCCAGCAAATAGACCGACTAGACCACACACAAATTCAACCACAAAAAAACTATAAGAAAAAAAATATATTAGATAAACTTGATCAATAAAGGTGAAAAATGGCTAAATTAAAAGAAGAGGTAACAAAGACTTTTGGTAAAGATATTATTATGTCTGCTAATGCTATTATGGACAGACCCTCATTGGTTGTTCCTATAGGCCCCTCACTAGACATTGTTTTAAATGGGGGTGTACCAGAAGGTAGTTTTGTAGTATTGACCGGACAGCCTAAATGTGGCAAAACTACAACGTCTCTGTCCTTTGCTGCCACAGCTCAAAAACCAGAATATCAAGGAGATCTCAAAAGCCCCAGGCATGTGTATTACTTGAATATCGAAGGTCGGTTAAAAAAGAGAGACTTAGAAGGCATACCAGAATTAGATCTAGACAGATTTGAAGTAATAGGCTCTCAACAAGGTAAAATATTACACGCTGAAGAGTATCTACAAATAGCAGAAAAAATCATCAACCAAGAACCTGGAAGCGTATTAATTATAGATTCATATTCTGCTCTGTGTACAGAAGCAGAGATAACCTCCGCTATGAATAAAATGCAGAGGGCCGACGGTGCAAAACTATTGGCTAAATTTTGTAGAAAAGTCGCCAATGTTATTCCTGTAAATAAAAATATTGTCATAGGCATTACTCACTTAATGGGAAATCCCACAGGATATGGTGCAGAATTTAAAGAAAAGAGCGGTCAAGCAGTGGCTTACCAAACAGACATAAAACTAAGAGCAAAAACCTTTTCTCCGTGGCTTCTTAATAAGGACACCAATTCTCAGATAGGACAAGAAGTGTCGTGGCAAGTAGTAACCTCTGCACTAGGTCCTCCTGGTGGAGTTATTACTAGTTATTTAAGATATGGGCAAGGCATAGATAAGCAAATGGAGGTCGTAAATCTAGCTGTGGATTTAGGTTTAATTCAAAAGGCTGGGGCTTGGTATACCCTTGGTTTTGTTGAAGGAGACGAAAAACCAAAAGCACAAGGAGTGGAGAAAGTAAGACAATACATCGTAGATAATCCAGAAGCTTATGATAATCTATATTCTTTAATCAAAGAGACTATGGGGATTTAGGTATGATAGTCATGGATCTGGAAGGAAATTCTACAAATTGGCTATTGACAGGAAACACCTCTCATGCTAGAATGTTAAACAAGTCAAAACTTCATCTAAGAACTAGAAATTTATTACAGACGATATATCCAACACTTCAGGTCTTAGAAGAAGTACCTATTCATGTGAGGAAAAAAGAGATTCTATATTTGGATTTTTATATACCATTAATAAAAACTTGCGTAGAAGTTCATGGAGAGCAACACTATAAATTCATAGGCCATTATCACGGAAATAGATTCAATTTTATTAAAGCCAAACAAAGAGATGCGTCTAAAAAAGAATGGTGTCAATTAAACAATATTGAACATATTGAATTACGATTTGATCAAACAGACGATGAATGGAAAAAGGCAATAGAAAAATAAATGAACACTAAAGAAAAAGTCAAAGAATGGGATGATGTTTTAGATTCTTACGAAAATAGCATTGGTCTTCCTAAATATAACGAATGTATTATCAACGAGAAGGAATTGAATGAATACTTTTCAATGAATAGAGATGTTATAGAAAAACTATCACCAGAAGATACGGCCCAAATTTCATACAGACTGTCGCAATTCGCTTTTCATGTTCAAAGAACGCTAAACAGAGAAATAGCTCGTCATAATTGGGCGGAAGAAACTATAAAGGAAACAATCGCAGATGAGTTAAATAGTTACAAAGGTTACGGATATGTAGAAAAATACTACCAAGCAGTGAAACACAATGAGGCTGCCCAATCATTAAACAAGATTAAAAAATACGCTAAACAAAGAATTGATAGACTATCCTATACGGCAAATTCTATCAAAAATCTTTCTGATATACTTATGGCAATTAATAGGAATAAAAACAAAAATGGACATCAATAAATTAAAACAAGATCCTGAAAAAATTAAGCAGCTTATAGATCTATTAGGCTCTTTGCTAGATACAGAAGACGAGCAAGCTGAAATACCCAAGAAGAAAAGGGTTGCAAAAAAGACCACAAGAAGAAATAAAGCGACCAACAACAAAAAGCTAGAGTCGAACAACAAATTTCTAGACATGCCAGAAATGCGCATGCATAAAGAAGATAACAAAATCGATCAACAATTACAAAAATTTCCACCAACACCAAGAACCAGGCCGGCCGTTGGTAGCGTGTCTGTTAGGTGTAGAATTTGCGGTAAAGAAGAAAGCATAAGCCAAGGCTTGCTTTTTGAGGGTTCCAATAGATATAAGTGCAATAAATGTTCCACACAATCAGGTTAAAATGATACTATCAAATCCTTCGGCCGAACGAGCTGTATTGTCAGCCATTATAAAGTATGGCTCTGACATATTCTATGATGTAGCAGATATACTAACAGATAGCTGCTTCACAATAGACAGCAATCAAAATATATTCAATTGTATAAAAAAATCTATAGAGAATAACAATCAAGAGACTATAGACTTAGCCTCAATATATAGTAGCGCTCAAGAACTAGGAATATCTCAGGCGTTTTCTACAAAGGAAGAAAATTTACATCTTAAGGCTGTAATGGATTTTCCTGTAGATAAAGAAAATGCTAGAAAATTTGCTACACAGATAAGAAAATTAGAGATAACTAGATCTTTAAGAGAGAGGCTACAGAAAGCTCAGGACGGATTACTAGATGTTACAGGAACAGAAAATGTTTCGTCCATTCTTTCTATAGCTGAAGATAGTGTTCTTAATTTCTCTGAATCTTTGACAGATACAGATAATCATCCAGTATCAATGGCTGATGACATAGATGAATATCTAGAACATTTGGTTTCAAACAAGACAAAACAAGTTGGTATTCCAACTGGCTTTCCTGTTTATGACGCAGCTATAGGGGGAGGCCTAAGAAAGGGTACTATTAATGTCATAGCAGCTAGACCCAAAACGGGTAAAACTCTATTGTCTGATAATATGGGGTTTTTCATAGCAAATGATATGCAAATTCCAGTGCTAAATCTAGACACAGAAATGAATAAAGAAGATCATATCAATCGTATTTTAGCCATGATTACAGAAGTGGCTATTAACAAAATTGAGACCGGTCAGTTCTCTGAATCAGCAAGCCATAAGGCCAAAATAGAAGAAGGCGTAAAAAAAATCAAAGACTCAAAACTGTACTACAAATCTATAGCTGGTAAAAGTTTTGATGAACAGATCTCTTTGATGAGAAGATGGATAATGACGGAGGTGGGCTTAAATAGTGACGGAACAGCAAAAGATTGCGTGATTTTTTATGACTATTTAAAACTTATGGATAGTCAAGGCGTGAGCCAGGACATGAAAGAGTACCAAGTTCTCGGATTCATGATGACGGCATTACATAATTTCGCCGTTAAATATAAAATACCAATAGTTGCTTTTATACAATTAAACAGAGACGGTATTAACAAAGAAAGCACAGATACTGCTAGTGGCTCTGATAGAATAATTTGGTTATGTAGTAACTTCAGTATCTTCAAAAGAAAAACAGATGAAGAAATTGCAGAAGATGGACCCGATAACGGTAACAGAAAATTAATTCCTTTGATTAGCAGGCATGGTGGAGGACTAGATGACAATGACTACATTAATTGTCACATGAAAGGCTGGTGTGCTAAAATAGTAGAAGGCAAAACAAGACTAGAAATTGTTAATAACATAGGAGCGAATAACGATGGCTTTATTGTTGGAGAGGAAAATGAAGACCCAGAAACCTTCTCATTTAATTAGTCAAGATAAGCTAAAGATTGTATGCGACGGACTATGCGACAATATAGAC